TTGACAGTTGGCGTGGTGTTCGCCCTACTTTACACTATTCTGTCAGTAGGGAAGATTGTCTTGTTGAACACTCCCGACATGAACGTCCCGCCCATGATGCGTTGATTGAAGCAGGACTAAGTAAACAAAAGCTTCGGGCACACAGTGATTATTATTGGAACGAAGCTGTGAACGATTGGGCATTGACATTCTTAGATAACTTTGATATGATGTGCGAATCAAAGGCAAAGAATCTTGCTAGCTTTAAATTACATGAGAGATATAAATGTTTGATAAAATAAAAAACTTATTTAAGAAACCAGAAGTAGAAGCTACTCCTGTACCTAAGAAGGTTAAGGAAAAAAAGGCAGCACCAGTCGTACCGGAACTTACTGCTAAAGAAAAGGCTACAGCGGCTGGAGAGCCGTACATTAACATTCTAAGTATGGACATTGATCCTAATGATGTTAACAATGGCGCATTTGAATTAGATTGGAATGATAAGTTCATTTTAAATTTAATTCGTGCAGGATATAAACAGAAAGATACCGATACTGATGAAGTATTAGTAGATCGTTGGTTCCAAACAGTTTGTAGAAATATTGCACTAGAGGTCTATGAGCAACAACAAGCTGATCCCACGAACCGTGATCTGAGAGTGGTAAGAAGTAAAAACCTTGGTGGTGGCCGTACTGAGGTTAGCTAATTTACCCTAAAAGTTGACATTTAATAAAATCCCGTGTATAATACGACTGTGCTCTGAATAATATTCGTTGCACAGACATTTAACACAAAGGAGAAAACAATGTCAAAATCTAAATCGTTTAAATTCACATGGGTACCAAACTCAAAATCAGTAACCAAGACGGATCTTCCAAATAATGAATTGGATCAGAAACCCGGTTACATTGAGCAAAACAGTATTACTAATCTGGTAGATACTTTTAAGAAAAGTGATTTCTTCAAACAACTGAGGGATTTCTTAAAAACTGATGACTACAAAAATGAGTGTAAGGGCAAGCCTCAAAAATATAGTCAAATGCCCAAACTAGAACAAATTCCGATTCTATATCTTTTTACTGCACTAGCAGTTCAACGAAAGATTGATTGGGATCATTTGTTTAGAATTGTTACTACATGGGATTCTCGAAGACCTGCAACAGTTAACGTAATTCGTTTGCCAGGCACAAATACTTACTATATCACAGATGGTCAACACACAGTATTAGCTATTGCTATTCGTGCAATGCTAGGGTTGTTCGATGATGTTGACAAGAATGATTGGATGAACGTCACAGTTAATTGTCAAGTTGTTGAAACGGCTGACTTTAGTTTTGCACGTGAACACTTCTTGGGCATCAATGGTGAAGATAAATTACCGATCATGCCTTTTGATACACACAAGATCCATGTGTTCGGAAGTCGTTTGGATAACAGTTCACAAGAAAAATATGTACTAGCCGACAGAAAACAATCTGCGTTTGAATTATATAACTTGTATCCAGTACATCCAGAGAGTATGGACCGATTTAAGCCCGGAGCAGTTGTTCACACTAACTTAATTAAAAAGTTAGATGTTGATGATATCAAGTTCTTTGGTGAGAATCACAATACTTATTGGTCTCAAGAACCTCTCGATTCTATTGAAATGCTTCCGTTTCAGGAATTGCGTAAGAAACTTATTAAGGAAGGTGCAGATTTCAATGCTCCCGAATTTAAGGAATTTATGCGTGACTTGAATGCATTGGTAAAAGAAGTAGCAGGTGGTTGGGCTGAGTTTAAAAATCTAACACAACAGGTATATCCTAAATACTACCTTAAAGCGTTTGGTGACAAGCCAGCTGGTTGCCCTAAGGATGCATCATTGGTATTACTAATGCAATTGTATGTTAAGGCAGGTGGTACATATCAATATGTTCCTGCTAGTTTGACAACACGTTATTGCGAGAATAGAACACAAATGTTCAATCAATTGGATTCTGCTAAAAGGGAGTTGTTCAAATGACTATGGGACTATACATTGCTGAAGTATACGGTAAAGTTAAGCCCGGCATAACTAGTAATCCCAAATCACGTATTACTTCTTATACTAAAGGTAACAATGAAGCATATATGCATCATTATTATCACGCGGTTGAAGGTTATGATGAACACGTGAAAAATTGTGAGAGCTACCTTAATCGTCAATTGTTTCCTTTCTTGGAAAACCCTCACGGTAGTCACAAACCAAGTGAGTATGTTGATCCAATACATACTGAAGTAACTTTTGAATACGTTAAGGACATTGTAGAGGACCGCATTAGAAGTCACCCACTGAAGATTAAACGGTTGAAACAAAAGTTCTTACCCATTACAAGGTATAACATCAAATCTTTAATGGAAGGTATTAACAACTTCCCTGACAAGTATTTGGAAGATATCTAACTTGACAACAATGAATAATGTGTGTATAATATACACATATTATTCAACTATATACATACCCGACACATGAAATACGCACTCATTGACACAGCTAACACATTCTTTCGTGCCCGTCACATTGCATCACGTAACAGTGATACTTGGGAGAAGATTGGAATGGCACTACACTTAACATTAGCAAGCACTAATCAAATTGTCCGAAAATTCGGTATCGATCATGTAGTATTCTGCTTGGAAGGCCGTAGCTGGCGCAAGGATCATTATGAGCCTTATAAGAAAAATCGTGTGGTCGATACAATGTCACAGACTGACGCAGAACGTGAAGAAAATGAAATGTTCTGGGATACATATGAAAAGTTCACTACGTTTCTTAAAGAAAAAACAAACGTATCTGTACTTAGGCACGAACGTGCTGAAGCAGATGATATGATTGCCCGTTTTGTTCACTTGCATCCCGATGATGAACATTTTATCATCAGTAGCGATACCGACTATGTTCAACTTATCAATGAAAACGTGAAGCAATATAATGGGGTAGCTAATCAGCTTATCACATTAGAAGGTTACTTTGATGACAAGGGTAAGATTGTTAAAGATAAGAAAACAAAAGAACCTAAACTACTCGGTGACCCACAGTGGCATCTTTTTATGAAGTGTATGCGTGGTGATAGCTCTGACAACGTGTTTAGTGCTTACCCGGGTGTGCGTGAGAAAGGCACTAAGAACAAAGTTGGATTGACTGAAGCTTATGCTGATAGGCACAAGCAAGGCTTCAATTGGAACAACATGATGTTGCAACGGTGGGTTGACCACAATGAAGTTGAACATCGTGTAAAAGATGATTATGAACGTAATCGTGTATTAATTGACCTGACCGCACAACCTCAAGAAATTAAGGATATAGTTGACCAACGTATTCGTGAAAGTGTCCGTGTAACTACTACTCCTCAAGTGGGAATACACTTTATGCGATTCTGTGGTAAGTATGAGTTGACTAAAATTAGTGAGCAAGCAGAAACTTATTCAAGATGGTTGAACAATCCTTATAAGGGTTCACTTGTATGATATTTACATCACCAAATAAAATTATTAAAACAATTCGTCAGGATGACCCTGATTTTATAATTGATAATGGAATCTCCATAGCACCACGTGCTGGAATTGAAATTAGCAATGACTGCCCAAGACAATATAAATTAATGATTATAGAGGCTAAGAAAAATGGTTGGTTACAATCAGTAGCATACATGAAAGAATCAGAATACATGTGGGAAAAATTAGGAGAATAAATGGAAGACACCATTATATCAAATAATGATCCAAATAATATAGCTTTTTTATATGTCATTTATGATAGTGATATTCCATTATTATATTTGTCATGTGTATGCCTTAACAAGTATTGGCAAGGTCCAAAAAATATTATTATCGTAGATGATTATTCGACTATAGAATATAAATCTATCATTAATGCTGTTTTGCCAAATTGGCACATCACATATTTACCAGCATGCCAGACAAATTTTGAAGTCGGAACTCAATATGATAGTGGATGGTATCGACAACAGGTATATAAATTAGTGGCGCCGATTCAAACTTCATATGATTGGTTAATCATATTAGATTGTAAAAATTTAATGATTAAAAAATCTTATGTAACTGATTTCATAAATAATGGATTTGAACTAGCATCGGGTGCTGGACCAGCACAGGAAATGAGAGAGTCTTGGCCATATACTAATCATAATGAGTATGCATTAAGAATGGCAAACGAATCTAAACACTTAGTTAACGGCATTGATCCAGAATTATTAATTCATACTATTACACCACAAATATTTAATAGACATGTACTAACTGAAATGAATGATAAGTATGAATTCACTAAAATGGAACATTGGTTAGGTACAGAATTTTTCACGTACTGGTATTATTATAATACGTATCATCGTCCTAAATGGATGAAAAAACAAAGTGTTGTTATGGGTTCTTTAGATGTGCAGTTTAGTAACGAGTATATTTTTTATAACCTATACAAGAATGATACAACAAAATTTAGACAAATTGCATTGATGATACTATTAACTTTGGGAATTATTGACATTGACGAGACTAATAAATTTTACAAATTGTTAAGTAATAACAATACTTAAAACTAACCATAGGAAAATATATGAATAGAGATTACAACAACCTTCAATTTATTTTAAACAAAACACCAGAAGAATTACAAGAGTGGTGGTACTCATTAGAGGATGAGGATCAATCTTATGCTATGGAAATCATTATTGCTTATCGAAAAATGTTAGATGAGCCAGTAGTAGAAGATTATAGTTTAGCTAGAGAATACTTGAAAAAGTTTCAACTATAATGAAAACACGGGAACAAGTCATAATAGACATGTGTTATACATATCGGCATGATTATGGATTAGATAAAGATCCAAATGATCCTAGTTGGTTATCAGGAATGACACCCGATGAACGAAAGGGATTATACGATACAATGGCTCAAATATACGATAATAACATTAAACCTATCTTGGATTTAAAAAATGGCAAGTCTAGCTGAATACTTTGAACAACATAGATATAAGCCTAAATATGAATTTATGGCTAGAGTGACCGGAATGCACGGTAAGATACGTTGGATAGGTAGTGTAGGTAATGATACTGTTATCAGTGAATTACGTGGACCTGAACTACATATTCATTTAGATTTACCATTAAAGGTTGACAATAGATATACCAATGTGTTAATATGTACACATAAGGGCGTGACACGATTAACTAATTTTGATGACGAACCTGAAACAAAGAAAAGAAAAAAATGACTAATAAAACACTAATTGCAAAACCTGTAGTTAAAAATCAATTCTGGATTGTAACAGATGGCACAGAGAAAGTTGGTAATGTTCTTGCTGATGGATCTGGCTTTGAAGTTAAATTGAACGGAAACAAAACACATTACAAAAATACAAAAACTATTAAAAAGATAGCAAACATTGAGTTCCTAACCTTTACTAAATTCAGTAGTGATAAAAAAGAAGTACCATTCAATGAGTATCCTACACCAAGTAAAGTATGCAATTCAGTATTAGATATCAAGCGTAAATTACATTTGTTTACTAAAACTCCTAAAAGTAAGTGTTATCATGCCGCAGGATGGTATACGTTTAAGCAAGGTACCGAAGAAAAAGCTATTTTTTGCCCTAAATATATCTTTATTCAACGCTACGCTTATCAAGGACCATTTAAAACTAAAGAAGAAGCTGAGGCTTTGATAAATAATATATGATTATTATAAAGCGTTTCATTGACAAAGTTTCAGCCACTAGGGGAACTAATTTAGTTTTACCTATACATGAGGCTATGACATTGCGTGATGAGATAGCTAAGTTAATAGCAGAAAATTATGAGTTGCTTAATGGCAAAAAAGCAACTGACGATGCTGTTATTCAACTAGAAATTAACGGCGGTAAATGGTAAATGAGTAGAACACAACCCAATGTCCTATTAGAATTAGTAGACAAAAATACATATAAATGCGACCAGATCGTAGAGGCTGCGGGTATTTGGGCGGTCTTTTATGACAATCAACCCATAAATTTAAAAAGTCAACATTATCAAGATCCGGACGCAACTCCAAAATATAAAAAAACTAGCTTCAGTAATCCCGGACATGCTAGAAACCTGTGTCGTAAACTAAACGCACAATTCAAAACTGATAAATTTAGTGTCGTTTTTATGAACAACGGCAGTAAAGTTTATCCAGATGACTAATCGTAAGTCAGTCAAACAAATCATAACCGAAGCCGTATTGGCCGAACTACCGGACAATAATAGTGTCGATTCCACTGCGGATAACTTAATGATGCGTATATGGATTAGTGGTAGACAAGATGGACTGCGATTAACAGAATACGGGGACTTTATCTTCAGAATGGCAGAAATAGAATACTATCAATCTGACTTTAAACTTAGAGAGGGAACTAGTGAACACTCTTATGTTATGGAGATTAATAAAAAAATCAAATGCCCCTTCTATTTGGGTGTAAATAAGATTGAAGGTAAGAAAAAGAAACCGTATATAAGATTATATGATAGCAAAATTGCTATGATGATTGAATTATATGGTGATATAGTAGGTTACTTAGATTCAATAAAGGTAAAAAAATGACAGAAAAGAAAAATCCAAATCCATTCATTAATTTAGCCAATGAGGCTAAAAAGAAAAACGCACCAATGATTGCCGGCAAAAAAGCTGAACAAAAAGCCCCTAAACCAAGTAAGGGGTTCGGTGGTGCTAGCGTAGTACGTAGGACTGGCCGCGGGGGTTAATACCAAATACCTTCATTACGTGTACGTTTAATGAAGGTTAAAAATCCACTACATATTCCATAGCTTTTTACTTTAACCATACTGTATAAGCTACGGTCGTTTATCTCTGGTAAGAACATAACACTATTACTATTAATAGGAACTGTTCCGGGAGTAATCAGTTTTCCATTACTAGCAGTAGCATATGGTGGAGGTGGAGTGCTTGCGTCAAAGTGAAAATAGTTTGGGTATAGCTTGCTGGGTTGAGTAGCTATCCAAGTTTGCATATCAGTGTTTACAGCGTTTATCCAAAAGCGTGGTCCTTGAATGTATTTTTCAGTGACTTCAATAACCGGTTGTTCAGTCCCGACATAGAGTTTACCATCGACACGCCAAACATAGATTAAACAGCTAAACCCTTTTCCAAGTGCTTTGTTTATTTGTTTTGGAGTATTGGCATCTTCATAGTTTTGCCCGTCGTAAATGCCCTGATAAGATATATATAACATAATATGTATTTATGTCAACGGAATCAATAGCTACCGCGTTATATATAAGTAGACATATAAATCTACTTCATTAACCTAAAGGAAACTTAAAATGAAAACATTAGCAATCGTAATCCTATCAGCATTGTCATTAACAGCATTTGCCCAGACTGCAACACCTGCCGCTAAACCAGCAACACCTGCTCCGGCTGCTACAGCACCGGCTGCTAAAGCAGAAGCACCAAAAGAAGAAATGAAGTTGGCTAAGAAAAAGGATGCTCCCAAGGCAGATGCCAAAAGTGACGCAAAGCCT